AAAAACATGGCTCATCCACATGGAATCCCCGTTGACACCAGAGTGGAGCAAAAGGGATATGTAGTAGGGGCCGGCTCTTCTGTGCTTGAAGGCACATATCAGCTATGCGATATCCCCGACAATGGCGATATTCCTTTCCTATCGTCCAAGATGATTCTCTGGCTAAAGGAGCATGGGTATGTCAAAGGTGTTGAACCTATGCAACACCAAACAGCAAGCTCCCCAGCGCCTACTCGTTCTGGGTCGAAACGTTTTTTGAGTTCAGGCAAGCCTGATATGTCGCCCATTCCGAAAGGTAGTCGAAACAACAACCTTCATGCCTGGGGGTTTGGACGCTTGACTAATCATCCGGACAATAAACGTCAAATTGAGAGTGATTTCTTTGAGAGAGGCAGAATCAGCGGGTTGGGTGATGCCGAGATTCGTTCTTCTTGGAATTCGATTCTCAGACAGCTTGGCTATCAGTCATAGATACGTCAAAAACTGTCGCAGAGTAATGGGTCAGAAGCACATTTAAGGGAGTAAATCATGAGGAAACCGTTTCAGGATTGGAGTCTTGAGAATTTCGTGGGATTGCTGCTGTTCGCGGCGCACGCGTTCGTCGTGCTGCTGATCATGGCCCTCTGCGGGCTTCTCATCTGGAGTATGTTCGCGGATCCGGCATCGGAGCAGCGGATGATGACGGAGACCGTCATGCAGGGTGACGTGAAATACCTGTGCGTGGAGGCCCGCACCGGCTCGCATATCGATGCGATGAGCTGCGAGCTCATCGACCCTCATACAGGCGGCGTGATGCGATGAGCAGGCGTGGCGGCGAGTTGAAGCCCGCGTGGCTGCGCAAAACGATACCCGATATGTGTCCGCTCATTGTCACCCGCTGCAGCTGCGGCCAATACATCATCCAAGACCGCGAAAACCTGTGGGAGTCATGGGATTACGGATTGGTCGAAGGTGACGATCTGACCGTCGCCATCATATTGGAACGCCCATTGACGCGCATCATATGGCTCCCCTCCGTCGGATACCCATTGCTGCGCAGTGTGTTCCGTGACGCCGGCATCAAGCCGGACGGCCAATACCTGGCCATGCATGAATGCGGGCACGCACGCATCAGCCTCAAACCGTGGAAACCTCCGAAACGGGAACGCCAGCCGGGCAAACCTTGGGGAGGCCGGCAGCCAACCGAAAAGGAGATCAGCGAATTCAAATGGATATGGACGACACCGTTCAGCCAACTCAAAAAGAAATAAACCCCAACCGGGTTGACCGATCAGGGCGATGAGATAAGCGACATCATTCTATCAGCCAAACCGGAAGGGGCCACTGCATTGCTTTGCCAGAACTGCACCATCACAATCGAAGAGGGATACACATTGTGCGCGCATTGCGAGCTCCAATTCGCTGGCATGCTGCTGCAATTGGCTCGCGATGTCACGCCGTTGCATGATTCGCTGGACGCCACATTGCATCCGGGAGGGCATGCGCCGTCACGCATCCAGACCGCCACTCCCCCGACCCCGATCAGATTGGATGTGCTCGACCTGCTGGATATCCTCGATTCCACCGCCTATGAGCTCAAACGGCGATTGGACGGCATCGACGCGTTGGATTGGCGGAAGGATCCACAAGCCGAGGATCTGGAGAGCACGCTTATCGCGTGCGCCGCGCATGAACGGCTCGCCACATTCGAGGACGCGGGCTTCTACATGAACGTCATCAAGGGGTTGGCCCGCAAATCGGATATGCTGCTGGACCCGCCCGAGCAGCGGCGTGAGATAGGCGGCTGCGAACTGTGCGGGAGCATGCTTACGGCCGGCCCCAATGACCAGTGGGTGACATGCCCCGTCTGCGAGCGCGAGCAGCGTGTGCAAACCGTGAAATTGCGTAGGTTGAAGACGTTATGTTGGGATGATTCGAAGCGTGGGAGTGCCGCGGATATCGCGAGGGCGTTCACGGATGCGGGGATAACGTTGCGCAGGAACACTATTACCCAGTGGGTGAAGCGCGGTAGGGTGGATTCCGGGCCGCAGGGCATCACCTATTGCAGCGTGTACCGTCGTGTTCTCGCTGGCGGGCTTGACAAAATTTGAACTGTCACCAATAATTGCAGTGGATTAGTATATGGAAGCCCAGTCGAATGTGACTGGGCTTCCTGCATATTCAGCCTTCCAATCGCAACATCACCCTTTCCGGAGGGCAGGTATCCATGCCCCACCTACGGCAGCGCCCCAACTGGAACAGCAGCGACAGACGCGGCAGACTTCCAACGAACTGGCCAGAGCTCAGAGCCAAGGTCAGGGAACGTGCGCACGGTCTGTGCCAGGCGAAGCATCACGTTCCCGAATGCGATGGAATCGGAACCGACTGCGACCACATTATCGCCGGAGACAATCATGGTCTTGACAATCTGCAATGGCTGTCACATCCTTGTCATAAAGCCAAGACCGAAAAGGAGAACGCTGAACGCAACGCGCGCAGGGCGCGCATGAGAAAGCATCCGAAGGAAAGATTTCCCGGATTGCTTGACTGAAGCGGTGGAAGCCGAACGACCCAGGTGGGGGTGGACTCCTCCGCTCCTTGGGTATAACCGCCGGATAGCACTTCCGGTTGTACGTACGTTCTGAATCCCTGTTTTGGTTGGTTTGGCTGTTTTTTCATGTTGGGTGGCGTTCGGGCTTGTATGGCCTGTTTTTGCCTGTCCTGTACCGTGTTTTGGTTGGCGTGTGGCCGGTTGCCCGGTTTTATTTCGTGACACGTTAAGCGTTGTCACGAAATGGCGTAAACCGTTGGAATTATTGGGTTTTCAGCGTTTTTTTAGCACCTGTTACGTTATAATTAAATCGTGACATGCTGCGAATACTGCCATAAGGAAATCGAACAGGCCTCGGGACGCGGCCGCAAGCGCCGCTACTGCTGCGACGCATGCCGTCAGGCAGCGCACCGGCACGGCAAGCCCATGCCCGTGCCATGCGAGATGGCGCTCGCCGACCGGTGGATGCGTTGGAAGCGCGTCACACGAGGCGACGGCACCACCAAACAACCGATCACCACGGACGGCAAACCCGCGTCAAGCACCGACCCGAGCACATGGACCGCACTCGAACAGGCCGAAAACTCCACCACAGGAGACGGCCTCGGCTTCGCACTCGGGAACGGATTCGCCTGCATCGACCTCGACCACTGCTACGACAACCGAGGACACCTCACCGACTGGGCCAAAATGCTCATCGCGCCCGTGGCAGGCAGAACCTACATCGAAATCAGCCCAAGCGGCGACGGCCTGCACATCTGGGGAACCGCCCCGCAGCAGACCGGCATCAGAATTCGCAACACGCTCGGCATGAACATCGAGGCCTACACGCAAGGCCGATACATGACCTACACAGGCCGCACCTTCCGCGACTCCCCCACCAAACTCGCGGATCTCACATTCCTGCTCGCGGTCATACCCAAACTCGCATAATCATCACAAGGAGGCGTCATATGGCGAAAACCTCCACACCACGCATGCCCAACGGCCTCATACGAGACGGCAAAGGCCAGAAACTCTGGCGGGAGCTCACCGCCAAATGGGAATTCACCGAAGCGGAATACAAGCTGCTCGAAGTCGCCTGCTACACCGCCGACCGCATCACCCGCGAACGCCGCGCCATAGGCGACCAACTCACCGTCAAAGGAAGCCAAGGCCAACTCGTCGCCCACCCGCTGCTCGCACAACTCAGAGCCGACGAGGAACACCTCGCCAAACTCCTCGCCAGAATCGACATGCCCGAACCCGAACAAAACACAAAAACAGACTCCGGCGAACGTTCCGCACAAATGCGAGCCATCGTGCAAAGCCGCTGGGGAAAGGCCTACGGAAGCTGATGGCACGGCTGCGCACACCACAAACCGCAGCCCTCATCCCCTCACGCCAAACCGAATACCGGGAAATCACCGACTGGTACCGAAACGCGCTCGCCGTCGAGCCGGCGCGTGAATGGCATATGCGGCCCACGCTCATCGGGCCGACGTGGAAGCGTGGCGAGCATGGCTGGCTGCTGCCGGAGCATACGTTGGGTTGGAATTTCCTCGCGTGGAGCGGTTATTGGCTGCGTAACGCGAAGCAGCGGACCCCGTGGAAGTGGACGCTTGAGCAGGCTCGTTTCTGGCTGTGGTTCTACGCGTTGGACGAGCATGGCGTGCCGATCCACGATAATGCGGTGCTGCAGCGGCTGAAGGGTTGGGGCAAGGATCCGATGGCCGCCGGTGGCGCGGTCACGAGCTGTTTCGCCGATCTCACGTTCGACCATTGGTCGGCTTCGGGCGAGCCGGTGGGTCGTGAGGAGCCGAACGCTTGGGTGCAGGTGTGCGCGGTCTCGCAGGAGCAGACGAAGAACACGATGAAGCTGCTGCCCGGCTTGATACCCGCGGAGACCAGACGCTATTACGGTATCCAGCTTGGCAAGCTGAACATGTACGCGTTGGGTGATTCACGGCAGATAGAGGCGGTCACATCATCGCCGCTCGCCTTGGAAGGCGGGCGTCCCACGTTCCTGATCCGTAACGAGACGCAGAACTGGAATTCCAGTAACGGCGGCCATGACATGGACGGCGTTCTTTCCGGCAACGCGGCCAAATCCGAGGACAGCGTGAACGTGAAGATGCTTGACATCTGCAACGCGTACCGTGATGGCGAGGATTCCGTGGCGCAGCGCGTGCGCGAGGCATGGGAGGGCACTCAGGGCGACCCGAATTCCGAGGATAAGGGGCTTCGCCCCAAGTACATGGATTTCGGTCTCCTGTATGACAGCATCGAGGCCGCTCCGGATACCCCGATGACCGAGGAAAGCATTCCCAAGGTCGTGGAGGACGTGCGCGGGGACTCCACATGGCTGTCCACCGCGAAGATCGTCAAGGAGATCATCAACCCGAAGAACCCGGTCAGTGAATCCCGGCGCAAGTGGTTCAACCAGTGCGAGGCTCCCGAGGATGCTTATGTGACCAGTCAGGAATGGGATTCCAACGAACATCCCGAACTTCGGCTGGAGCCGGGCGAGCGGATAGTCATGTTCCTTGACTGCTCGCTCACCGATGACGCCACCGCGTTGGTCGCGTGTCGTATCTCGGATGGTTTCGTCAAACCGTTGGGCATGTGGCAGAAGCCGCCCGGTCCTCGCGGCAGGGATTGGAAGGTGCCGCGTGAAGGTGTTGACGATACGGTGCGCGAGGCCATGAGCCGGTATCAGGTGGAGGCGTTCTGGGGCGACCCCAGCCATGTGCTGGATGATGAGACCGGATTGCATTACTGGGATCCGCTGTTCGACGCATGGCATCGCGATTACGGTCGTCGGCTGAAGCTGTGGGCTCGTCCCGAGGGGCGTGACCGGCATGCCATCATGTTCGACATGGTGCGGCTTGATGTGCAGAAACGGTTCGTGGAATACGTGGATCAGGCGTATACGGCCATTTGCGACAGGGATTTTCCTCACGATGGTGATGCCCGTCTGCGTGCGCACATGCTGAACGCGAGACGTCAGCCGACTCGCGCGGGCATGAGCATCGCCAAGGAGGGGCGCGAATCGCGTCGCAAGATCGATCTCGCGTTCTGCGCGATAGCCGCGCGCGGCATGCGCCGTGAATATCTGAACAATCGCAAGAGAGGAGGAGGCCAGGTATGGTGACCACCGAATATACGAGCGAGACTGAAGCCGAGCAGGCGTTGCGTGGCCTTCTGCTGCCGGCATGGGGCATGGAGTTGGAGCGGTTGAACCGCATCGACCGTTGGTGGCGGTGGAATCCGAAACCGGTCAGGTTGAAGCAGGCCACGTTGGAGCATCACATGCTGCGTGACCTGGGAGTGACACCGTGGCTGAGGCTGGTGGTCACCACCATCAGCCAGACCCTCTATCTGGAGGGTGTGGATATTCCCGGCAAGCCGGATACGGAGTCGGCGCGCATCTTCTGGCATCCGTGGGTCGCCAACCGTATGGGCCGCAGGCAGGTGGCGTTGCACAAGGCCGCGATAGCCTACGGCACCGCCTACGCGGCGGTCAGGGCGGACGCATCCGAGGATGGCGGCACGCGTGCTGTCATCGAATGCTATTCGCCGCGTGAGAGCATCGCCGTCTACGATGACGCGGCGCGAGACACGTTCCCCCAGTCGTTCATGCGCGTCAGGCGCATCAGCCCGCAGGTCGAATCCTATGAGCTGTGGGATAAGTGGAACATCTGGCAGTGGACGCGTGAGAACGGAGCCTATACGCTGGTCTCCTGCACTCCGCATCTGGCGGTTGACGCATATGGCAACCCGGTGTGCCCGGTGGTGCGCTATACGAACGATCTGGATCTGCAGGGCAGGGCTCCCGGCGAGGTGGAGCCGTATATCCCGTTGGCGGGCAGGTTGAACAAGGATAATTACGATCGTCTGCTCGCCCAGCATTACAACAGTTGGAAGGTGCGCACCGTCACCGGTTTGGATATGACCGCGTTGAACGACCAGCAGCGCAGCGAGAAGAAGCTGCAGTTGAGGCAGGACGATCTATTGGCCGGCGGCGAGGGTGTGCAGTTCGGTGCACTGCCTGAGACCACATTGTCGAGTCTCATCGAGGCGAAGCAGGCGGACGTGGAGGAATTGGCGGCTGTGTCACAGACTCCGACCACAGCGTTCGGCAAGATGGTCAACGTGGGCGATGCCGGCATCGCGGAAAGCCGTGCGGGCTTCTACGCGAAGCGCGATGAACGGCAGAAGTCGTTCGGCGTGAGCCATATGGACGTGCTGCGCCTGTGCGCCGGCATCGAAGGGCGTATGGATGACGCGCACAACTTCGATCTGACACCCATCTGGGAGGATACGGACGTACGCACAATCAACCAGGCGGTGGACGCGTTAGGCAAGGCCGCGCAGATGCTCGGCGTGCCGAAGCAGGAATTGTGGGATATGATTCCGGGCGTTTCCAAGTCCCGCGCGGATTCATGGCGTGAATATGCCGACGCGCACCCCGATGCGGATGCGCTTGCCGTGCAGGCGTATCAGGCGCAGTTGAATCCGGTGGGGGTTGATGATGGCGCTGACCAGTAAGGGGGCTGCGCTTACCGACCGGCATCGCAGGAATCAGGTGCGGTTGGCGATCACCGCCGACAGTCAGGCGCGAAGGCTATGGGATTCCACGTTGGACTTGGATGATCTGAAGGGTTCGCAGCCGATATGGAAGAACGCGATGCTGAACCTGCTGCAGACATGGTGGCAGGTGAGCGCCGAAACCGCCGCCGATTACCTGCCACGGTTCCGTGAGGCCGAGACCGGTGACGGCTCGTTCGAAACCGCCGTGCCAAGGTTCGACCGCAAGAGGATGGCCGGTCAGGTCGATTGGCTCGGCGCCACGAACGTGCTATGGCATATCGCGCGCGGGGAGACGCAGGAGGCCGCGTATGCGACTGCCCGCAGCCTGTTCCTCGGCGTGTTCCATGAGGCGGTGCTCACCGGCGGCCGCACCACGATAGAGCATTGGGCGAAGAAAGATACGCGCGCCATCGGCTGGCGTAGGGTCTCCGACGGCGATCCGTGCGCGTTCTGCGCGATGCTCGTCACCCGCGGCCCCGTGTACACGTCGGCCGAAAAAGCCGGCTTGAGCGCCAAAACCGGCAAAAAGTATCACCCCCACTGCGGCTGCACCGTCGAGGTCGTCTACGGCGACTGGAAGCCCAGCGAGCAGGAACAGCAGTGGATCGACGAATACTATCGGGCGGCCGAAAGCCTTCCCGACCGCACTCCGCGCACCGCCGAAACCGTGTTGCCACTCATGCGCCGCAACGGCTCGTTCCGAGACTCACGACAGCGCAGAAGCACTCCGGGATACCTCAAGCGACGACGGCAGGCCGGTTTCGACAAGAGGATTGCAAGGCTGCTCCCCGAAGTCAAACCGGCAGTGCAAAGCCCAGGCATGTGGGCGAATAACGTTCAGCCGCCAAACGAAAAGGTCATCAGTCACATCCTGTACGGGGAAGGCGACGGGAAGCGAGGAGGCCATCTGTATGGTACGAATATCCTAGGCAAGACCGAGTTTCCGCAAGGATGGGACAGGAACAGGATTCTTGATGCGATTCGGCAAGTCATGGAATCTCCTCAATGGGAGATTCACCCCGACAATGATCGAGCTTTGCACAGGTTCGGCGGAACCGTTGACGGAGTCCAGATTGAAGTCAAGGCGTACCTTGTGGGTGGTCAATACGTCATCGACAGGGCGATGCCAATCGGCGGCGCCGGCGTGACTCGCAATACTCCAACGGGTAAAATCGCAGTCAAACGGAGTAAGGCAAAACAATGGAGGGAATCCGATCGTCATGACAATGGATGAATTGATTTCTCTCGCCGAACAATGCCTCGAAATCGTTAAAGGCCTCGATGAGATTACCGAGGAAGACGCCCGCGACATGATTCTTTCCGGAGAACCTGATCTGGCCATCGCTGATGCCCTGGACATTGCTTATTCCCATCCTGGCCTATACGCAAAATTCCCGGACGGAGTATATGAGCTTGCGAAAGATCCGGATTACATGGCAATCCATGTGTATCTTGATCTTCTGAAAGCCCACCGGAAGAGGTAAGCAAAAAACTTTATTCATCTAGCCCGTCATGAAGTTCATGGCGGGTTTTCTTATGCCCGCAGGACGGGCGGAAAGGAACCATCATGGCCGATGACGCCAAC